CAAATTTTAACCGCTCAACTGATTTGCCTAAAAGGTCAATATTTTTTGAACCATTGGCCGCCGCTGTGGATACCTCTTTAACGGAGGATGCGCCCCGCAATTCAACGCCGGATTCTTTTAAGGTAGTAAGTAAGCCGAATACATTTTGCAACTCCTTTGTAAGGAAGTCGATATCTCCCTTTACCGCCTGCCGGTCAACTATATTTGAAATTAAATCTTCGGCCATTACTTTTTACTTGAAAGATTTTTACAATGCTCTGTGTACCTCTTTATCCTCTCATAAAACTTGCTCACTGTGATGCTTTCCGTTAATTCATACTTAGCATATTGGGAGATATTAATAAGAACCTTATCGAAATAACTCCTGGTTATTTTAGTTTCTTTACCGCCTTCCTGCGCCTTTATCCTTACTTGTTCATAGGCCATAGTCCGCAGGTCAAGTTTTATTTTTATAGATCCGGATCTAGTGACACACCCGGATAGGTCCCGGTAGTACGCAACCTCATCCCAAATATTAAATTTGAAAGAACTTTTTAACTGAGTGTTCAATTCATTACACAATTCCTTTTGTTTAACAAAAATTGACTGGTGTACATCGTAGCTTTTATTTATGATATGGTCCTGAACCAGCCGTAAAGCCTCAATGGTGTTTATAATGTAACTGTATTGAACCCTCAAGGCGTTTACCTCTTTGTAAAGTGATCTTAAAAGGGAATGCGTATCACTGCCGCCTATTTCTGAAACCTGTTGTTTGATTTCCTCCCATGTGGCCTGCAGCTCTTCTATTGTGGGCGTACCCGAGATAACCAGGGAGTATAAATTATTGTCGCAGATGCAATCAATGTATTTTTCTAAAGGGAGTTTATGAATATTTTGATACAATTTCAACGGCGGCAATTCCGGGGTATGCTTCCGTGACTTCGTAGAGGCACCCGTTTTTAATAATCGCCATGGTTTTCCCTTGTTCATGTGCCTGTAGTTGTGCCTCTTTACGGGCTATATTCAGTTTTTCATTTTTCCATTCTGCCTTTTGGTTGCAAACCCAACAATCACTCATTTCCCAAATTTTAACCCGGTTACTTCAGTGATCTGCCTATTCATAGCAGGCCGCAAATGTTCATCCTGGTATGCCTTTTTGTAAGCGCCGCCTGTACCAAAAATCTCCTCACCATATCTATCTTCCAGCATATCACTTTTGCTATCTGTAGAGGTTATCCCAATTGAATCACCGTTCCTTTTTGCCTCTAAACCCGCCTGGAATGCGCCGGTAGCTTTCAACTTGATCGGCTCGTCAGGATAACCGTAAACTGTTTGAGAGATAAATGAGTAGTTTGGCATTGTACTCCCGTCACTCCGCACCCCATCTTGCATTCGCTCCCGGTTTATTTCTTCGTAAGCATCCATTGTATTATCAAAAGCATCATTGATTACCTTATCAGTATTCAACGATTGAACTTTTTTTAATAATGAAAGGATTCCGCCCATGGGTAGAAATTTAAAAGCATGAGTAAAGCATTGCTGCCTTACTCATGCGGAGCCTTCACATCGGCTTTTCCGGCATTGGGTTTTTCAATATTTTTTCGTATTTGGCAAGGACGCTTTCAAGGCCTGCAACTAGCGCTTTGCCTTGGTCTACGCCTGCTTGGTAGAAACGTTCGGCGCTATCCAAACCAAGTTTGGTTGCCACGTTTTGTACGGTTTCAACTAATGCGTTTACGCCGTTGGGGCCTGTAATGGCTTCTTGGCCACCTGCCACTAGTTCGGCTGCAATTGCCGCGCCTGCTTCAGAACCAGCGTTTAGCACTTCGCTTAATGCTTGTTGGCTTAAGCCGCGCTTTAGCAATGTGTCTACGTTGGTTGCGTATTCTTTTACCCCGGCTACTTGGTCGCGTAACCCCGCTAGGAAACCGCCGCCAGTTTCTACGCCGGCTTCTTTAGCGTCGGCAAAACTAAACCCGGCTTTTATACCGTCAGAAACGCTTTGCCCGAATTCTCGAAATGCGTCTTGTGCGTCTTTTAGTTGATCTTTTGCGTCGTCAAGCGCGTCTGCCAATTTGTCTTTTATGACGTCGTAAAGGTCGCTAAGTTTTTTGGTTGCGCCGCCTACTTTTTCGTCAAGGCCTGCTGCTTCTTTTTTGGCTTCACCCGAAGCGTCGGCTAAACGCATTGTTTGTTGTGCGCTGAATTTAAGGTTTTCGTTGTAAGCGCCTACGGTTTTGTCGTCGGCGAACGCTTCGCGCAATTTGGTTAGCCCGTACCATGCTTGGCTAAGCGGGTTTTGCATGTTTTTTAAAAAGCCTAAAAAGCCGTTTAGTTCGTTGCTGCTTTCTTTTACTGGCGTTGGTAGTTGCTCGAATGCTTGCGCCAAAAAGGTAATGTTTTTGGTTGCGGTTTCGGCTTGTTTAATAAACGCCGCGCCCATGTTTGCTTTGACGTTTTCTAGCGTCGCTGCCAATGTTCGTTGGCTGTTAGCGAGGCCGTCGCTGGTACGCATAAAGTCGCCTTGTGCGTCACCGGTCTGCTTGTAAATGGCGGCTTGTGCAGCCAAAATCTTTTGTTGTGCTGTTAACGCGCCCGAGCCGTCATAAATGCCTAGGGCCATTGCTTCTTGTTTTAGGGTTGCGTCGTTAAGCAAAACACCGAAACGGCGCAAAGGTTCGGCTTCGCCTCGTAGCGCGGCACCAATGGCTTGTACGGCTTCCTCGGGGCTTGTGTTATTGAACGACGCTAGATCGGTTGCAAGGGTTGTAAAGTCGTTGCTAAATACGGCTAGGTCGGCACCGGCTAATCCTGCTGCTTTACCGAACGTGCCGAATACGCCGGCAGCGTCTAAAACTGATTGCTTTGATTGGCCAAGGTTTTTAGCGGCGCTGTTCGCGAAATTCTCGACTTCTTTAGCGCCACGGCCAAACACCACGTTGACTTTGCTTAGGCTTTCTTGCATGTTTGACGCGGCCGTAATCATTGGGCCGATCACACTCTTAACGGTGCCTATTGCAAGGCTAAAACCGCCAACCGCACCCGCAACGTTTTTCGCGCTAGTACCAAACGCCTTAAGTTGTTTGTCGGCTGCCTGTACGCCAGTATTAACAAACGACGTAATAATCGGTATGTTAATTGCCATTATTTAACCCTCTGCTTAAGTTGCGTGTTTGTGCGTTTTTCAACGTCGGCTATAACCGATTGTATGTCGTCTTGCACGGCGTCACGGTTCTTAGTTACCGCTTTGTCAATTACACGCGGTTGCGGGCCTTCCTCTTTTGTAAGGTTCGCCACAAATAGGCTGCTTACGTTTCGCCCGGCATGGTCATAAATCACGCCCGCTGGGTCGGTGGATTGCACAACCATAAGACGGTAAGGCTTAGCACCAAAAACAACCTGTTCGGTATAACCGCCTCGGTTAAAATCAACGTAACGTTCACGGCTAGGGCGTACACCAACTTTAATTTTGTAGCCTTTTTGTACCTGATCGGTTCGCCAACTAGTTTCACGGCCTTTAACTAGGTTGCCTCGAACCATGCCGGAAAGCGGGGCGCCGTTGCCTTTTTTGTTGTCGTAATGGGCCACCATGCTGCGGGCTTCGCTAAGGATTATTTCACCGCTTCGCTTAATGCGTGTAGTGATCTTGCGACGGTAGGACGGGTCTATTTTGTGCAATAGCGCCAAGGTTTCTTGAATACCTTTTACCTGTAAAACTGGTTGCGCCATGGGGTTACCTTTTGTTTCTGTCCCCCAAAACTTTAGCCACGGTGGCTAAGTCTTGCGCGTCAAATACTTGCGAGTACCAATGCGGCGCCCACCCTGTTGCAACTAACAGTTCGGCTAATTGCCGGCGGTAGGTGCCGCTTGGGTAGGGTTTTGGGCCTCTTGTTCCACAACTTGCACGTCGGTTACTTGTTTGCAGTACGTGTCAAAGTCGGACGGCACAACAATTTTTGCTTGCTTGCTTGCTTCCCAAGCCAAAAAAAGTAAGTCCTCGACACCAATGTTGTTTGCCATGTCGGCAGCTTTGCGTTTAAAGCGGCGTTCCCATAGCACAATGGTAAAAAGGTTTGTGCTTACTTGGTAGGTGCCTTCGTGGTTGGTTACTTCAAGGGTTAATTGCATTGTTTGCCTGCTTTCGTGTCGGGCCGATTATTCGGCGCTATTTATGCAACGCTGTAAGTGCCGCCGACAAAGGTAATGTCCACGGTGCTAAGTTCGCCCAAGGCCGCGTTTACAACTGGCATTTCGAGCAACGCGCAATTGGTTAGCGTGAAAAGCTCACCTGCGGCGTCTACTACAACCGTTACGTTGTCGTTGCCAACTAGGGCTGCCAAAGTTTGGTAAGTCTCGCCAGCAATGTAGGACTGGTAAAGGGTCAACGTGACTTCGTGGTTGCCCAAGCCTGCTTGGTATTGGCGGGCTGTCTGGCCAAAAGTTGTTTTTTCGAGCTGGTCAAAACGGTGCGTAAATACAGCTGCGGTGCATTGGTCGGTTAGTGAAACCGCATTAACTGAAACGCCTGGTGTGGCAAGGTATGTGCTAGTGGCCATGTGTGTTACTCCTTGTGTGTTGCTTTCTTATTTTTAGCACCTTTTTTTGGTGCGGGTGTGGATACTTCGTCCGTCAGTTCGTCGGCAACTTCAACAATAAAACCGCCCCAAATTAGTGCTTCGACATTTATGCCGGGTTTAACGACAAATTCGGCGCCTACGACACCAACACGGGGGCTTTTAATAATGAACATTGGCACCTAACTTGTTTGGGCTTGCA